TTCTACATTATTTTTTTTACGATATTTATAATATTTTTATAAAAATTGATATAAATGTTTAGCATTATAGAATATCAACCCCTACATTAACAAAATGGAAATCCCGATTCAAGTTGCCGATATTGCAGTAGCCTATGATAATGAAGAAGATGATTATGAGAACGATGATTCTGACAATGACGGCAATCGCTACGATAGCAATCCTATTACTAAAACAGCCAACGGAGGTAATGCTTTTAAAAGTACAGGAAATGCAATCGTAGACTATTTCATGCTATTTATGAGAGATTTGAGTATTGATGATAGTTATAATCATCTTGAAAAATGCTGGAAGAAAGACCCGAAAAAAACAGTAGCAATTATCTTCAATGGTCGCGATAGATTGAACGGCAAAAAGGAGAAAAAAGTAGCTAACGAGGCTATGATTTGGCTGCGCAAAAATAAGTTTGAAACCTATATGTGTAATATCAAGCTATATGTAGAGAAATATGGTCGTTGGAAGGACCTGCAATTTATCAGCTATAATTTGAAAAACATTGACCATAAGATTGAAATGAATATTATTGCGCAGAAATTGATTGAAGATAAGATTAATTTAGATAATAATAAACCTGTATCTCTATGTGCTAAGTGGGCACCCAGTGAGAATGATAGAAATGATAGACAGAGACAGTTTGCCAAGAAAGTTGCTTCGGTTATCTATGGCAGCAAAGATAGTTATAAGATGTCCAAGTATAGAAAGCAGTATCTTGTTCCTCTGAGAAAGCAAATAGGTATTGTTGAATCTAAGATGTGTGATAATAAATGGGAAGAAATTAAATATGAAAATATCCCTGGCGTTGCCTCTAATAAATTGAAAAAGGCATTTATTAAACACGATGAAGAAAGGTATAAAAAATATTTGGAAGATGTTGCAGCAAGTGTTAAGAAAATCAATGTAACAGGTATTCTTCCTCACGAATTGGTAGGAGTGTATATTAAAGATTTGGAAAAGTTCAACAAAGGCGAAGTGTGTCAGACCACAGAGATGCAATGGAAAGCAATTGTTGAGAATGTTAGAAAATCTGGTAATTTTGATAATGCAATTTCTATCGTTGATGTATCAGGCTCTATGTTTAATGCCAAAAATGGTAGTATTCCTGCACAAGTTGCAGTTGCTCTTGGTATTATCACGGCTCTGTGCTGCAAGGGCGATTTTGCTAACAAGATTATTACATTTAGCGAAAATCCTCAGCTTGTAGATTTGATTTCCACTAATACTGCTGAAAAGGCTAAAATTAAAAATGGAGATACAGACACTACTAGTACAACCGGTGCTTCGAACATATCCAATATCCCTTCTCTTCACGAGTGCATTAAGAATATTATGGGGGTTGATTATGGGTTCAGTACGGATTTTCTAAAATGTAACGAAGAGATTATTAATTATGCCATTAAATACAAGGTTCCGCAAGACAAAATGCCAAAAAAGCTATTTGTATTTACTGATATGCAGTTTAATAATACTATTACTGGCAATTTTGAGAGAGATTATAGAAATAGTAGAAATAATACAAATGCTCTCGATACTGTATATAAAAGCATTGTTAAACTATATGAAGCTAATAATTACACTGCACCCAAGTTTATATTCTGGAATCTCAATTCAGATAGCAACGAGGTTTTCCCTGTTAATTGTGACACAGAGGGAACTGCTATCGTATCGGGGTTCTCTGAACAACTTCTTAAAATCTTTATGAATTATGATGAATTCAAACCAGAGTTTATCGTTGATGAGATTCTTGCACCATATCTCGAAGATATCATTATTAACGACGATTAATAGACGATGTATATATGATAGGTTTTATAGGTTTTATGGGTTTTATTATATATAATTTTATTTTTTTACATTGTATTATTATAAAAAATGATGTAATATATTGTTTTATTAAATAATATGAGTCGTGCGAAAGACTTTACAGACAAGGATTATTTTGTGAATATTATGAGATTTTTAGAAGGGTATTGTGAACTCAAGAAGCTTAGCGAGATTAACAAATCTTCAAATGCCTTAGTTAAAAAAGCCACTAATATCAGACATATTGTGTATGATATGAGAAATAAATATAATTGCGAAATGTTGAAAAACTATATAATAAAAAAATATAGATTTGAACAAGTTATCAGAAATAAGCTTGTGGATCATGGAAACATTAATGATATAAATATAGCTAAATATAAGGGGAAAATGAATGCAGATTGCTTGCTTTACTTAGATGATATGATAACATACTATTTTTATGAAACAAAAAATAGAAATGCTGGATTTAACATTGAAAAGACTTCATTATATGTATCAAAGATTTTATATAATATAATATTATCTGTAAAAAATAATTATAAATTGAAAAATGAAAAGATTGTATTATGGGTATCACAACGATGGCATGGATATCATATTTAATTCGAATAAGCAAGGCCTCCCATACCGGATAATATTCTGAGAACATTGTAATTAACGGCAAAGACATGGATAGTCCCTGTGTCAGCCATTCTTGAAGATAGAGATAGAACAGCAGTGTCAATACGGGACATATTTAGGGTGCCGCTTGGTTGGTGTTCTTCGGGTTTTAGGGCAAACGAATAAACATTGATACCTTTGTGATACATATCAGGGGTATTTTCGTGGTGTTGATACGGTTGGACTAGTGAGAAGTATTCGCCTTGTCTGGTTGCAAAGCGATCATTGCCGTTGAGCATTATTTTTGCTTGCATTACCGGATTTTTAGAAACGACATAGTTATTGAAAGTTGTGGTTTCAATAGTATTATCAGCTTCGGCAGTAGAAAAGTTATTCCAATATACATTGTTGGCAGCAGTTGAACTTCTGATAGCCCATACAAGTTCTTTGCAGGGATGATTGAAGTTCATACGTAAGCTCTTCATAGAATCGGGATTTGAGCCAGATGAAGTTATGGTGTCAGTGCCAGTGAATTGCAGCTGTTCTATTAAATATTCATGAGATAATTGCGCGAATCTTCTGCGTTCATCGGTATCTAAGAATATGTAATCAACCCATAAAGTAGGATCGTCAAGGGTCAACTCGGTATTAGAATAGCCAGTACCATTTGATTCGCCACCAACTCTATCATTTTCAGCACAATAATTTTTATTACTGATATCACAGAGGTTAGTAACAGTTTCATATTCTATGTTAATTTTAACTTCGTGATATTGAAGGGCGATTAGAGGAAGAGCTAAACCAACATTGCGGCAGAACCAGAACTCTAAGGGAACATATAATTCATAAGATGATGTCGAAGGCAATAGAGTGCAGCAGTTCTCCTTGTTGGCACCAATCATTTTATAGTAGCCTTCACGTTTGCCATAAGGTAGCGAAAGTTCATTCCATATGTAAAGCCATTCCGAATAATGTTTATCTATGCGTTGTCCGCCAATTTCTAATTCTACGGTTTTCAATAACTTTTGACCTACATTGGGAACTAACGCTATTTTTTTGGAGGTAGCGCCAGTATTTTTTAATTTTCCGTAGAAATATACTCTGTGTATTAAATCACCGTTGCGAGTAATTTGATAGGTGGCGCGAGAGCCGAGCGAATTACTTCCCGAAGCGGTTTGTTTGAGGATTACCGGTTAAATAAACATCCTGTGCACCATAAGCTACTAATTGAAGAAGACCACCACCCATTTACGCTATATTCTTTATACTATTAGAGGAGAAAAAAAAAAGAAACTTTATAGCAATTTCAACATATATAAATAAATATATAATATTTTAATTGGAATAAGCAAGGCCACCCATACCAGATAATATACGGAGTACATTATAATTTACGGCATAGACATGTAGATTCTTTGAAGATGCGTTATTAGAAAGGTAGGTATCAACTTGGTTAATCTCTAAATTGAGAACAGCAGTATCAATACGAGACATATTGAGAGTGCCACTTGGTTGGTGCTCTTCCGGTTTAAGGGCAAATGAATAAACATTGATACCGGGATTAACAGGGATATTTTCGTGATGCTGATAAGGTTGTATTAAATTGAAATAAGAGCCTGGTCTTGCAGCAAAACGATCATTACCGTTTAATACAAGTTTGGCAGATTTTATGGGATTAGTTGAGTCAATTGCGCTAGTAGCATTATATAATACTGCATTATCGGCAGCATAGGTATTAACCTTGGTGGAATAATTAATCCAGTTATTATTTATAACATGTTTATCGGTAGAAGTAGTAGTATGGTCAGAAGAGCATAACCAAACTAATTCTTTGCAAGGGTGATTGAAGGATAATTTCGGTTTAATGGCAGAAACAGCCGATACACTTTCAGTACCAGTGAATTGTAACTGCTCTATTAAATATTCGTGGGATAATTGAGCGAATCTTCGACGTTCGTCGGTATCTAAGAAGATATAATCAACCCATAATGAAACAGAGGAAAGGTCAGTAATTTCATCAGCAGTACCTTTGCAATTCTCTTTTGTTTCAAATAGAATGTTTATTTTAACTTCGTGATATTGTAGAGCGATTAAAGGAAGGGCTAAACCTACATTGCGGCAGAACCAGAACTCTAAGGGGATATAGAGATTAGCGCCATTATTAGCATCAGTCCCTATTTTCTTAAGCATATCATTGGCGCCTACCATATTTTTATAGGCATCTTTCTTTGATACGGGAAGCCAAAATTGGGAGTTCCGTTAAAAGTTTGTTGGATAGCTTCAATAGCAAAGTTAGTATGACGACGATAAACTACTTTGAAAAAGGTAATTTGCGGATTACCGGTTAAATAAACATCCTGTGCACCATAAGCTACTAATTGAAGAAGACCACCACCCATTTACGCTATATTCTTTATACTATTAGAGGAGAAAAAAAAAAGGAAATTATATAACACGACTCTTTAATTTTTATTATAGTAGATATCTTTATATTTTTAATTGGAATAAGCAAGGCCACCCATACCAGATAATATACGAAGGACGTTGTAATTGACCGCGTATATATTTATGCCTTGATATGAAGCAGTAACAGAGGTTTTAGCAGTAACCATCAATGTCGCGGTGTCAATACGAGACATATTGAGGGTGCCGCTCGGTTGATGATCTTCGGGTTTTAGTGCAAACGAATATACGTTGATAGAGTTATATACGGGAACATTAGTGTGATGTTGGAAGGGTTGAACATAATTGAAATAATCACCTTCTCTTACAGCGAAACGATCGTTTCCGTTTAATTGGAGGATTGCGTTGGTGAAAGGATTTACATTTTCTTTTGGTTTCACATCGGATATAACAAGGTAGTTAGATGTAATCTGTCCTCCCTGTATGGCATTGCCACCATCTGCAAGACCGTATGATGTCTTTAGATCTGCAACATCCTTATTGGTGTAATCATACCATCTGGTTACATTGTTAGTAGGTGTTATTTTTGCGACCCAGATGAGTTCTTTGCAGGGGTGATTGAAGTTTAGCTTAATTCTGTTGGTACCGGCAACGAGGGGTTCAGTGCCAGTGAATTGTAGCTGTTCTATTAAATATTCGTGGGATAATTGAGCGAATCTTCGGCGTTCGTCAGTATCTAAGAAGATATAATCGGCCCATAAAGAGATATTTTTAATATCTTCAAAGTCAGTTAGTAGACCATCACCCTTGGATATGCAATTAGTCTTGGTTTCAAAATCTATTTTCACTTTTACTTCGTGATATTGAAGGGCGATTAAAGGAAGCGCAAGACCTACATTGCGGCAAAACCAGAACTCGAAGGGGATATATAGAGTTGTAGAGGGGATATTGTCATTGGCGGGGTTGCCGTTTAATATATCTTTATCAGCGCCGACCATAGTATCATATGCATAACGTTTTCCCATAGGAAGAGATAATTCATTCCAGATGTAAAGCCAGTCCGAGTAATGTTTATCTATTTGTTGGCCACCAATTTCAATAACAACGGATTTTATTAAGCGCAAACCAAGATAGTTTTGATATGTGCTGGTAGTTGTGGATTGGGCAGCTTTCTTTTTAGGAACATCAACTTGTAAATACATGCGGTTTATTAAATCACCGTTGCGCGATATTTGGCAAGTTACGGTATTTCCGTAGCCAGCATTACCGTTAAAAGTTTGTTGGATAGCTTCAATAGCAAAGTTAGTATGACGACGATAAACTACTTTGAAAAAGGTAATTTGAGGATTACCAGTTAAATAAACATCCTGTGCACCATAAGCTACTAATTGAAGAAGACCACCACCCATTTACGCTATATTCTTTATACTATTAGAGGAGAAAAAAATATAGATTATA